TGGTTCATTGTTCATCCTCATGAATTGATTCAATGATTGCTTGTGATTTCTTCTTTCCGATTCCTTCAACTTCCTGCCAACTCTCAGCTGGTGCATTGATCATACTATATATGCTGCTGAAGTGTTTGCTCACACGTCCTGCAATCTTATGCTCAATGCCTGGAAGTTGTGATGCCACTTTCATCAGTCGTGTGGACTTATACATCAGGCTGGTACGACCACTATATGTACCTGTATGACTTGTATGTTTGTCCTGATGTGAGTACCAGTTGGCCAGAGCCTTGATGAATATTGCCGATTGTTTATCATTCCAGAATAATTGTGGTGCAAGGATGATGTCACGGTTAACAGCGATGCTCACAAGATGATTCATGAACGACATATAATTCACATGTTCCTCACCACGACGATAGAATTTCATCAATCCATCATCACTGATCTTATGATACCCATCTATCACAAGCCAGCGATGATCATACTCTTGTTCCATCTTACCAAGTTGGAATCCTGTGAAACGTTTATCACCTTGCATGGATGACACCATTTCACTAATTGTCTTGCGTTCGATGGCAGCATATGTACCTGTGTTGGAGATGATCATGACATCACCAGAGTCAAGCTCTTCAAGAATTGCACCTGGGATGTGTTTGGCGAGGCACTTACTGCCCTGGCGTGGATCAATTATGATCATACCAACACTCCAATATCACTTGCATCAGCCAACACATAATCTTCAGTAACCATATCACCAACTGCCAACACATACATACGACCAAAATAGCCAATGATCATAGCTGTGCAGTGGAGTGGTGAGTAGTGAACGTAGTCAAATAGATTAACGTTTCTCATCTTCGTCTCCAAAAACATCACGTAGTGTTTTATTCTTTGCCAGATCAAATAATGGACAATCTTGTTCTGAACATTCCATTTCTTCACGTTCACAATAATCACCAGCACCTACATGAGCACCTTGAACATGATACTGACAGTATTTTGTAAAGATGTTAAATTCCATAACTTACTCCTCCAATGTGTGATTATAGTCATCAGGATCACCTCCAAAGTGATCCGCCCATACCTGTGGCAACCCACCTTCCAGACACATCCCACCATCAAACTCATTCAGCATATATCCCGTCTTGAGTTTACCACGACCATCAAACACATACTGCATACGATACTCAACACTGGTGCTGACAAGTGATTCCTTCTCAACAACAGTCCATAGGAACAATTCCATCTCAACACGGTTTTCCATCTTGTTGTAGCTGTCCCGATAGAAGTCACCTGTGGGTTTGTTATCAGCAAATTCAGGTCGTACTTCATGGATGAATATCAGATTCTTATCAGAATTAAATGCTGCACGGATTAAGTCATCAAAATATGAATATGTATCTTTCCACTTGAATGCTGCTGTTGGTGGTATAGCGAGTGTGCCAAGATCAGCAATCTTTTTAGTTTTGATGAAATCTGTCATAGTGTCTATCACAATTGATTTGATACCATCAGTTTTGAGAAGTTCGTAATAATCATCCTTGAACTGATCTGATATTGTGATACAATCATCCTGGTTGTCCGTGTTAGTGTCTGATGATACATATTTACGTTTGTATATCTCAACCTGTGGAAACTTCTCAATAACTCCACGATCACGTATGTTGAAGTCACAGTAAGCTATGGGTGGTGGTGCAGTCAAAGCTACTGATGTCTTACCAGCTTTACCAATACCTGATATGCTGATTATGAGATTGTCAGATGCCTTTGAGTCAGGTCTTGTGAATCCGTCTATCATATGAGTCTCCGTTTAGTTAATTCGTGTGAGTGCCCATTGGCGTCCGTCTTGATCCTCAACCACACATTTAGCATTGGGTAATCCGAGTGGTGATGCTTTACCATCATCATCAATTGGGTGGTAGCTGCCTTTGTGGTTGATAGTCTCGATGGTCTTGTGACCTGCTAATCGCAAGTCCACACGGCGCAATGTGAACTCTTCACCTGTGGCAGTGTCTTCAATTGTCACCGGTCCCCACTTGATTGCTGTGATGTCTGTCATGGGTATCTTCAGATCACCTGCATTGCGTAGTATTTCTACTCGTTGGTGTTTTCGCATTAGTCCTCCTATAATTTAATCTAACATCATCATCCGTTCAAATTCCATTATTTCTTCTTCTGATAATGTGTGAGTTGTTGGGTCAGATTCATTGTAATGATCTGCTTGTTCACAAAATGTTATGAGTTTATCACGATAGTCTTGTGTGCGTTCATCCCAATTTTTGAACAGTTTGATGGCCTCAACTGGTTTCAACCAGTAACCATATTTGTTGTAGTACTTCATACACCTGAACATGCTACTAATTGGGCAATGGATATTAGTGAGTACAAGATGCTTACGTTTCTCATGTTCAATGAAGTCTTTATGCACAAGACACTCAGTAGCACTTATCACAGCAGCTTTGACAATAGTGAAGTCAAAGTTATCAAGTATCTCTTCAATACTACCATATGTGATAATCTTACCTTCACGTACAGGTTTGATAAGTTGAACAGGTAGTGGTGTGTTTGTGTGTTTCTCATATGTGATGGCTACGTCGTTTTGATCTTTTACTACTAATCCAGTAGATGTGAAGTAATCCAACAGATCATTGTAAGCAGTTTCATTATTGGGATACACATCAATATCCCCAGGCTTCTCAATCTTAGATCGTGGAGATGCGCAGTAACGTGCATAACCACCAATTATGTTACCACCAAGTCCATCAATGGTTTTGAATAACTTTTCAAACTTTGCAGTGAATCCTCGTTGTAGTGGAACTTTTACATATTTATTTTCCATAGAATTTCTCCCATTCTTCAATTGATTTAAGATCAGGGTGTACCGTCTTGCCATCTGGCATTATCATATGCCAGTCGTTCCAATCCAAGTGATCAATGATGAAATTATGGCGTGATTCCCACTCATCCAACAGGTCAGCATCTTCCAATATCTGACAACCACGATCAACAATCATATCATGAAACTCAAACGTGATTTCACCTTTTTGTGCTTTTTTTGCAAGTAATCCACTATGGATGAAACTATGACACTCATGACACAATGCCACGATACGAGTGAGTCGTACTTCACCGGTTTCATAATCGTACATATACTCCTCATGAGCTTCGAGATATGGTCGTATACTTGCTTTCATGTGCTGACCACAAGCGTAACAGTGATGATCCTTGAGTGAATACGCTTTCTTGCGCTCAACATCCCACCATTTCGTACCCATGTGTGTACGTGGGTTGACACCATGCAAGGACTTAGGTATGTTAGGATGACACAGTATGAGTGGTTCACCTTTGATTGTGCTATGGCGTAGTTGTGAATCAGTTAGTAAGCCCATTAGTAACTCATTTTTATATACAAGAAATTACTATTATCATTGTCTGTGAAGTGAATTGGATAAGCATTAAACTCTTCACATATTTTTTTTGTGAGATCAAACACAGCGAATGTCCAACCAGTATTCGCACTTGGTAATGGTATACGAATAATTCTATCAGCAACAACTTCAAGTGGGTGTGTGGTGTTTGGCATAGTTGGATCGCCTATTTTCGGGTACTTTGCAATAACTTTTTCCGCCCATGTCTGTTTTGTTAATTGTTTTGACATTTCAGCAGCGGTTTCATCAGATAACTCGATTTGTTTGCCGTTTAACATGATATAATTTTTCATTGTTTGTCCTCCATGATATTGTTAATTATTTCATTATGAGCATTCATGTCAATAGGTGTGACAATCCATGATGTTGCATTAGGATCAATATTACTTGTTGATGGTGTCGTTGCTGTGACAATTTTACTTCGTGTGCCGAGATCAACTACAACTTGTTGTCCTGGTTTGATATCATGATATGTGAAGAATGCATATTGTTTATCGTTTGGCTTGAACTCACACATGACATTCATAAGTTTGCGTTCAGTGACAGGTGTGATTTCCATACCTTCCATGGATGATTTTGAGATATACCACATGTCCTGATGATTCTTGAAACTTCGCCCAATCATACCTTTGGCAAATTCATCCTTACTGAGTTCCATATCTGCTGCTGATATGCTCACATTCATTTCGAGTAACATTTGTTTCGTTTCCAGTGAATCAATGTCTCGCATTTCAGCAATTGACTTGCGTTCGTATTGTTTGAATTTTTGCATTATGCCTCCTGTTCTAATTTATACATTTTGATTAATTGTTTGCGTAATGTGTCAAAGTTCTCTGTCGATTCTTTACATGCACATATCCAAGACCAGTACCTGACTTGATCATTACTATTTAAATTCTTTTTATTCTGTTTATAAACATGATTATTTATATAGCAACCATTTAATTCTTCAATATTGCATGGTTCCATACTGTATACATGACACTCATCCCTCCATCTATCACACCATTCAAGAAACTCCTGTGGTGTGACTTTGCAGTTTTTCATAATAGCATCAAGCAGATGCTTGTTCAGTCTTAACATTTTGTGTCCTCCTAACATGTTAAATATTGATTCTAAGCAATGATATATGTATATGTGACTCAATGTATGACTATGTGTATGAACGTTGCTTAGAATTGATCTGTGTGAGTATGAGAATATATTGCAGAGTCAAGCATACACCCAACTCTGCAATAAGTGAATGTGTTTACAGATCGAGATATTGCTTGCCACGAACAATTGCAGCTTCATCCGATGTTAAACTCAATGGTGGATCAAGTGCTTTGAGTGCTTTACGCACAGCAACAAATGATTCAGCACCAGCTTCAATGGCATCATTGACGGCATCATGTTTCTCTTTGGGAAGCTCGCCTTTACCAGCAGGTTCAGCTTTCTTGGCATTACCGGATGATTTCTTGGTTGATTTGGCATCTGCGAAACCGATAGCATCAGTGACCAACAACCAAGTACGTGGGTATTCTTTTCCGTCTTTACCTTCACGCATTGATGGTTTGTTGGTGCGTTTGTCAATAACCGGTTCTTCTTTCATCTTGACCTGCAACCCTTCGAACATAGCGACAGATTCAGAATCATTAAGTTCGACACCAGCAACTTTGCAAGCATCAATAATACTATCAATAAATTCAGCAGCACGAGTGGAGTTTGCCAATGATAGCAGATCGTCATCATTCTTGAGTATGGTTTTGTTGTCTTTGTCAAACTGCACATTTCCCGCACCATAAAGCACGTCATTCTTGTCCTCCGGCATTCCATCCCATTGCATATCAACGCTTAATGCTGGACCTTCCCAACCCTTTGGCGTATCAAACAACAACGTTTTCAATGTTACAACTGCGTTACCGGGTGAATATTGATTACCACCTTGTACGCGATCTTCGCGCTTCATTAGACCCATAGTATGGCCTCCTGTGTTAGTTAAAAGTTAAAGTGTATTATCATAGACTGTTAATTTACATATTGTCATATTCATTCCCTTCATCATAGCACCATATACATATACCAGTTTTCCAACAGATATTAGTCAACACATCAGTTTTAAGCTCATCAAATTTACCAATATACACAGTTTCAGGATACCGTTCATATGTTGTAATCATATTATTAGGTAAGTATTCATACTCAAACTCATCCATTTCTTTTATAATTGCATTGACTTTTGGTATATCAATAGCATCCTTCACATATATACGACCGTGTCCTTTTCGTGTAAATTTCATTGTTCCTCCTTGTGAATGATTATTTGCTAAGTGCATACACATCTGCATACAACTTTTGTATACACATTATGACTCTCTGTCCGTTACGATTTAGTATGAAGTGCATACATTTCCTTTATATATACATATGTTATTTATATCTATAGAGTGCCAGCAGGGGCAGAGCAAAAGCAATAGAAACAACACACTTACACTCTGAAAAGTGGGTGTATGCACTTATGTATGCAGTTTCACAGGTAACAGTGATCACAATATCACATAAGTATATAAGCTTATATGGGCTTGTACTCACTCAATAACACTCAATCGCTGAGTTCGACCATCTTCAACCTTCTCAAGCATTGAATGTCGCACCAGATTATCAATGGCCTTCCCGTATAACCCATAACCGTATTTCTGTACTCTGATGGCAACCTTAAGCTCTCTCTCAGTTGGTGTATAGATGGCACAATGTCGCATTATCTTTTGTTCCAATTCAGCAAGTTGATTATCTGCATCGTATGGAGCATATTGCTTACGGACTTTCAATTGCCAATCACATATGCTTGCAACTCGTTCCACAATCTCATCATGAACTTCATCACGACCATCAGACAAAGCATGTAGTGCCATAAGTCGGAGCGCGTAACCATCTAACCTATTTACATACTCACTATCTGGCAAATCATGATACCATTCATCATACAGTCGATCTGCCTTAATTGTCATTGTGATAACTTTACCATCTTTACATCTATCATAAAGCTGAAGCAGTTTATCACGTATAGGGTTGATTTCATCATCTGGAATATTGCGTGGACGTGAAACCTTGTGATTACGTTCAGCAGGGACAATAAACAATCTCGCAGGGAATCCGATAGCTTGAAATTCAGGAGTGAATATCTTCTCATATGTTTCCATTGTGCTTGCTGCCATCAATGAGAGATATGCATCATCGATATTGATACTCTCTTGTGACTTCTCAATCTGCTCACGGTTTGATTCATATAACGTATTGACAACCTGGAGCAACACACTCCCACTTATAGAAGCCTTCTTAATAAAATGTTGTAATTCATCTAACCAAAACAATACTCGTTTCTCACGTTTCAACACGTTAATTAATCCCTCGGCACTATTAGCCCCAGTACATACAGGAAACAAGTCACCGAATAGACTATGAAAGAACTTATACGTATACTCACCAGCCCAAGATTTATGGCTTAATCCTGATGAGCCCAACATTATCGTATATAAGCGTAATTGCGTTTTCAGTGCGCCGTCAAGAATTACCTTATCAGCAACAAGTGATGATAAGCATGTCATGAATGAGAAATACCAGAACAGCTTAGGGGATTCGAAACGTTGTGCCATAATGTTTGCATAACGTAATGCAATACCACTCATTGAATGATCTGGGAATTGAATACCTGTTGTCATTTAGATTCCTTCTTTGCTTGTATGTATACTTTACCTGCAATATGCATCATATCTTGTATGTAATGGGTGATTGTCATTTTGCATGAATGGCATACGTTTAATCCCTCACTGCCAATCACATATATTGGTAGGTTTTCAGTAGCAGTTAAAGTTCTACATATAGTACAATTGGTTTTCATAATGTATAAGCTCCAATTTGTTAGTATGGGGAATGTCGCCCATTTATGCAAATGATGTGCCAGTAAAATTTAACGATTATTCCGTCTTGATAACTTGGCCCGTTTGTTTTTCTTCTTACGTGACTTTTGACGTTTTGTATTGATTGTTGAACGTGTACCATTTTTGTTTTAATCTTGGTATATGTATGGAGTAGGTATATTAGTATTACCTATGATGTACAAGATTGGTGATTTTGTAAGTCCTATATGTTCATCCATTGTTTACTCCTGTTACTTGATTGTAGATGCGTACAACTCTGCTTTTTTTATAAATTCATCTTTATTTTCTTGAAACTGTTCTTTGAGACTTCCCCAAGTATGCAAATGGATACTATTTCCGAGCGCTCCATTTTTCTCTTTTCTCAAAAAATCGTAGTAAGACTTTGAAATATCCAAAGCCGTCGTTGAGTCCACATTGTTTCTTGCTGATTCTGATGCCCTGTTACAAAAATGTGTCATAATATTACTCCTTGTTATGTTTTAATTAGTTTGGTATGGATCAACACCGCGCTTGATACATTCCCGTTCATAATACCACTCCATGCGATCCAATGATACACCATTCGCCCGGTTCAAGACGTTGACATTGTTCCAATGATGTTTGGTCATGTAACGTATGAAGTGAGACAGGTTTGTGAAATGTATGCGTATGATCATATGTGCATCACTTTCCACACCAGCGCAAACACAAATGCCGGCATGATTGAATGGTATAGTATTTGTGTGATAAATGCGAATACTTTCATTATTCCCCCTGATCAATTCAAATCAACAAGTTTATATTCACCACTATCAATCTTTCGTTGTGTATCCGCTTTGGTTTCATTTAAGAACTGATTACGATATTTGCCGGTTGTGCGTGAGTAATCCCAATCTTGAGAATCAAGGTATACTGTGCCATTTGCTCTAAATGCCACATTACTGTTATAACTTTGAAACATTGTTCCCATAGACAAGCAAAATGTATTAGGTATTTCAATTGCTACGTCATCAATGATAAACTGATTAGGTACATCATTACCACGTGCTGATTTCATACTTTTAACTTTCATTGTATAACCTCCAATTGATTGAATGATACATAATTGTATACTAACATGCTTAACAACATGCTAACAACTGTTATTAGCTTATACAAGCTATATAAGCTATATAATCTTATATGATTTCATACATAATCGTAATGTCCGTATGCTTTGGGGCAACACTTCTCACACTTCATTACTGGGTAAATACGTGATTTTACTCTGTATGTTCGTGCCGTTACAAGAAAGTACAATTTGACTTTATACAGTTTCTTGCATTCCGGGCAGTAACATGTATATGTCATTTGCTGATCACGTTTATTCATATACGCACGTTTTTACTACGTGCCCAATTATACAAGCCTTCATCGTTAAGTATCCATAAACGACGTTCATCGTTGTTAAGTCTTGCATTTTCACCAACTGCGCATTTAATACAGTTATCAAGTTCTTGCTTGTTTTCTTTGATAAAGTTCCGCATAGTCATTTTGTTTCCCCTTGTTATATATTTTAAGCTTCATACAAGCCATGTAACGAACGATAATGATGTAGACATACAAACACTTGTCTAATGTGATAACATTCGTTACAAGTGGGTTATGTGTGAATTATACACATATTTCATTATTACAGCAAGGGCACAAATCAATATCACGTGTTATAAGTGGGTAATGCCCAACAATATCCTTGTACTTTTCCTGTTCACCTTTGCCAAAGTCATGCTCAGTTGTGTAAAACTCCTGGCAATCGTTACAATAGTGTTTGTTAGTAACATTATCATATTGATTATCAGTAAGATTAATATACACTTCTAAACTTTCATACATTGAATAATCATCGATTCCTTCATTATCACAAATGAATTGAATGATAGATGAAAACTGATGTTCGTTATTGTAGTTCAATTTAATATGAGTACTATTCATCCAGTCAATAATATTATTGGAATAATGCGACATAAATCCACTACAGCTTGTATATCTACTCTCAATATACTTACAAAAGTCAGCAATGTTAGCCTTAACATATTGCTTGATTGATTTGATGTTGTCAACTGTCAATTCATACTCACAATTGATTGAATCATTTGTGAAGTTGTACTCACGTGGAGACGATACACTATCATACTTCAGACTTAATACAATACTTAATTGCTGTAACTCAAATTCAAGATACTTACAACACTGTTTAGCTACGTTTTTATTATATGCATCATAGTCAAATTGAACATCAGAATAGAAATCAATGTCACCTTGCAATCGCTTCTCTTGCCTAATTTCTGTAAATTTATCGATTTCATTACTTTCATTGTTATCTGATTGAAATATTGTACCATAGAAACCTGTGAATACTGGTAACCAACCGTTAAACTTAAATGATTTCATTGTGTAACCTCATTATGTTAGTTGTTTAATCAGAGAATTTATTAAATGTTTCTGGATAAAAGAAACCTGATTTGAATAATAATTGATCCCTGTTACCTTGCGGCAGTTGTTCCCACTTTTCAACATATATGGCATAATTACTTAAATTATAATAGTAATGAAACCACTTGACATAATGCCGATGTAGTTCGTCGCTGAATTGCTCAAACATGCCATGAAAGTAATTCCTATTCCTTGTTGTTAACTTTAGCCAACTGTTACAATTGAATATTTTGTTCCTTTCATCAATCAATATTAGATGTGAATATTGATATGTTATGCAACGCGAAAACATATCTTTAAATTTGGATTTAATGTTAAGATAATGATTGAACTGTGTACTTGATTTCATTGTGTAACCTCATAAGCTAAGGAATGATATACATGCTCGCAATAACGAAATATGCAAGCGTTATCAGTGTGATTATGATTGATGTGAAGTGTTTCATAGTGTGTACGCTGTTAATTCATGCATACGTGTTACAAGTGGTACGTGGTTGCGGATAAATGTCTTGATTGCTTCTTGTTTACTTTTGCGTATATTTTCAATATAACAATCAATTGCGTTGTGTGAATATTCACACAAACCATTATTAGCAAAATCATTCCCGTAGAATCCTCCGCATGCATCAAAATAACTACCAATATCAATTTTGTAGTAATATACACTCCCGGTCAAATAATCGTTATATGTTTGTATCTCACATTTGAGTAAGTCAATAACTTTATTACGGATCGACTTTGTAACACGTTTACAAGAATATTCATTTCTAATATCTTGCTTGCTTGCATACACTACGCCAACTTGGCCGGAATCCCACGGGCATATAAAACCGTTTGTGTTGATAGTGATTCCTGAATGGTCATACATGTAAACAGGCAGACAAATATAGTCATTGCTTGATTGAATCTCTTTTGCTTCATCGATGTCAATACTTTCATCATTAGGCAAGTTATACCTATTATGAAACATCGATAGTTTACCAAAGTTATCCCATTCATTACGGGGATCCTGTGCAAGTTCATCTTGATACACTTCAATGTCAAAACCTTTATACTGTAATGTTTCTACTAACATGTCGCACCTCACAAGGTTAGTTATTCAATGATTCAATTAATTCAATGGTTTGTTGACGTCTTAGCTTGATAACTGGCTTAACAACTGTCATATTGAACGTGTGTTCGCAAGTGTTACGTGCCTGTTGTGTGCGTAGCTTGATTACATCCTTATCACGTTTGCCCTGGTTGACATTGACAAGGCTGATGTGTTGGCGTTGTGTTTCACTCAAATGTAATTTCATGATGTGTGCCCTCAATTAAATGTGATGTGTGCCCTATTTTGTTTGTCTACGAATGTTTATCCTTTCAACAAATGTGTCACGTGACATTATACCATTTTCATCTTCATAATCAACAAAATCTTGCCTTGTGTCACAATATTCATGGTAGTGCATATCATGAAAAAACTCCTGCACAAACACAGAAAAGCGTTGATACTGTTCTTTTGTTAGAAAGTTATACATTGTGACACCTCATTGACTATGTAATTATTACACACTAATAATAGCGTGTTCCGATTTACATATGATTGATCAACAACAACTATGCCAAAATAACAAGCACTTACACCGAACATCATCTAATCACCTTGTTTCTCATACACTTACAACCCACAATATCCCATTATCCCCTGCATATGTTACCACACTGTAACACGCAATACTGTCGGGATTCTTTACACTTGTGTTCATGTGCAATATACATGCCAAGAGTAACACCCAATGATAACACACACTTAGAGTGTACAGTGTGACAACATACTGTAATAGCGTGTGTTACACATCATTATATAGCACACATTACCCGGGCATACATGTGTACACTCACAGACACGTAGACACACATACACACATACACATGCTATGATATACCTGTGTGTGATAACATCGCTTATAACGGCTATATGCACGTTTAATGGCATGTTTATCAGGTGAATGCCGGGATATACTGTGGCCGGGTGAAAAAAGGATTGTTAATATCACGGGAGCGCAGACCCACGAAGGCCCTTTCGACCGGGTGGGTTGATGAGATAGTAGTATAAGTGATGACGCCCTCTATAAAAAAAAATAATATAACAATCCACTCTGTCAACGTTTGTTTCACTTACACCGATTCCGCAATATAAATTTTATAATTTTCTTGGCATGGTATCTGCATACAAGTGATGGTATAGGTCGACCACAGTTAGAGCGTTCAGTGCATATGGACGCTTTTTCTGTTTAATGGCACAATATCTGCTAACACTCACATGCCAGCAATCTGAGATCATGCTCAGTAGGAAGGTAGGGTTCGATTCCCTAACAGCGATGTGAGTAATCATGAAAAGGCTTGCGGGACTGACAGTGGTATCTTTCGTGCTGGCACATTATACACACACACATTGACGCTCTCATTCCTCAACTCACTTGCGTTCGCATCGGAATAATCACTAACACACATTAGGAGGACATAATGAAATATTGGTTTGATCGTAAACATCATGAGTTTAAGCCATTCACTGTAACAATTGAAATTGAAACATTGGAAGATGCAAATGATTTGTGTCATGCGTTAGATACAGATAAGTCATATAAGTATGATCTTATGACATTAGCTAAGATTCGTGATTTACGCAATTACATACATTGCACAGCTAATAATCTAAATGGCGATTGGTTCAATGTTAACAAATGATTTGGCATACAATTAAATGGGGCAATGGCGGAATAGGTAACGCAATGCGAGTAGAGTGGATATTAAAGCACATAGGTTGAACTGCAACAGGAATCCGTGTTGACACTTTAATATCATGCAGGGTGACTATACGAGTTATGTGTCGCATCGGGCGATGGAGAAATTCTGGTACTGGAATCCACATCTTGTCAAATCCCTGCTTGCCCCACTAACACATTCACAAGGAGGACACATAATGGATGGAAATAATTGTAAAAGTGAAACGTACACAACATCGGGTTACTCACAGGTTAAGTCACAACATGAAACAAAATACTTAGATTGCTATTTTGCAATATGTGAGTTGGATGGTACAAGAAATAGATTACAAAAATTGATGGATAGGATTCAATCATCAGTACAACCATCTTCTGATAAACCACCATCAACTGTTGAGGAAGAACCATCATTGCTGAAATTCCTGAATGAAACACCGGAAAAAGTGCAAAAGTTGAATGCTGATATAAGAAGTATGATTAGTAATATTGAGGAAATGTTATTCTGATGACTGATCGTACAAAACTCGCAATCACACTTCTTATCATCAGTATATTAGGATTTGCAGTGATGATATGGGAATTTGTGACATTGGCACAGTGATTGCACACTTATCACTAATTCTCAGGAGTGGGAAGCTGCCCCGTAGCTGAATGTTGGTTTGTCACTGCGGGGTTTAATTATGTTAGGAGGACACAAATGGACACAAATAAAGAATATATTGAGATGTGTAAGCAAGCGAGTGAGATACAGGAGATATGGGAACAACCAAAATGGCATGATTTTGTAGTTGATGACAAAGGATACACTGTTAATATTATGCTTGATAGTAGGGATCACAAAGAGCTTGTCTGGCTTCCCCGCCAGGATCAGTTGCAGGAGATGCTAAAAACATCAGATTCATGGATTAATGAATTAGGTTCGTATAAATATAAGCTTGAATGTTTTTGCGATTGGTTTAATAGTTTTTGTGATACAACACATCATTTTGTTGGTAAAAGTCAGATATGTAACTCAATGCACTATGTCTCTATGGAACAACTCTGGCTTGCATTCGTCATGAAAGAGAAGTTTAACAAGACATGGAACGGAACGGAATGGGTGAAAGAACCTGATTTGAGAGATAGTGGCTTGTCTGATGATGCTTGTGGGACTGATAGGATAACAAGATGAACAGACGCTCATTCATGAAATCACTTGGCATAGGGTTTATTGCAAGTCAGGTTCCAGTGCCATCATGTGTCGATTGTGGTTGTCATAGGCCATTATATAAAGGAATTTGCATGAAGTGTAGTTCAGATAGGAATTGGATGGCTATGGCAAAAGAATTATGTGATGCACGTGATAAGTACTTTTTTGGTGATTTGGCACAATCCTTGCAATAACCAACATGACATACTTTGTTCCCCCTAACCCCAAACACTGCTGGTCTCCGATTGCTGGCAGTGTTTGCTATTTAACACAAGGATCATCATGACAACCTACGGAAACTGCAAAAAGTGCAAGAAAGGCAAACTCGTTAAACGTGTATCCATCAATGGCACATTCCTTGCATGTGATCAATTTGGACGTACACACTGTGATCATACAGAAGCATTACCATTAGGCCACTGTCCTATGTGTGATGATGGATTCATAACGAAACTTACTGGAAGTAGAATGGCTGATGGCTGGCAATGCAAATCATGTAACTGGAAAACGAACTATGAACCAATATTATCAACATGCCCTGAGTGTGAAGTCGGATGGCTCGAAAGAACCAAGAAAGGAATCCAATGTGGTATGTGCAGATCATCATATGATGAATCCATCATTAACGATTACCCCAATGAACGTGTTGATCGTGAGTTTATGGACAGAGAGATTGAGAAAGAAAGAGAGTGAAACACAGGCACATGGCGAAACTGGTAACGCAACAGTTTTTGGGACTGTTTATTCAAGGTTCGAATCCTTGTGTGTCTGCTGTGCATGTAGTTCAATTGGTAGAACACCAGACTGTGGTTCTGGCGATTGTGGGTTCAAATCCCATCATGCACCTGATGTTGGGTAATGCCCAAATGAACTGAGTGACCTGAAAATACAGGTGAAAGCAGATTTCTCAGAGAGATTGACAAAATAATCTGCCCAATTTATACATAAATGGCTAATTTTAGCCACTTCACACAATCAACGTACACAATCCCTACAGCTCATGTGGGGTATTTCTCCCCACTTTTACCTTGACTTTCACACATTCCACTGTTATATTCCCCACATGAAACATAGCGACATATACGCAATTGCCTATTGGTATCTTCGTACACTTGACATGGATGCCGCAAAGCTCAAAGTCAGGGGTAAGACAGGCAGCAACGCCGCTATATTCCAATCAAAAGTATTCACCAAAGCATGTAAGTTCTGGGTAGAAAACTTCAAAGCAGGAGATTTAATGGATTTTGAACTTGATGATGTACCAGAACGTGCGAAGTTGATTATGGATGATCTCCAGAAGAAAATGACCGCCAAGTACGTCAAGCCGGAAGAGTATGTGAAGTACTTTGCCATGTGGATGTCAACAATGAATACATTTGGTGGCAACTGGTCAGGACTTGAACGCAATACACAACGTGAGATCGAGGACAATCAAATATTTCAGGGTGATCCAAAGTATCTTGTTGAAACAAACACAGAGGCTGCCGAATTTACGGAGGTAAGTGATAATGGACATTAGTAATAAAGTATCAATCATTGATCGAAACCTTCCCATAACTGACATGATAATCCAGTACCAACATGGTGCTGAATGGATGATGGGACAAACACCACGAATTATCGAAACATATGATGACGAAGGAAGTTTGTGGGTAGTTGCACAAATGATTATATGTGGAGCACCACAATTGTATAGATTTCCCATATGGGTATTTGACCTGTCTGAAGTACCAGACGAACCAGAACCAGAACCACAACTTGAAACACTTCCTGAGAGCAATCCTAAGCCACCACCACCACCAAAGACGACCAAAACTATTACCAAATCAAAAAGATCGATTAGAAAGGCTCCTGAGAAGTCTGAGACACAATCACAGTGTAAAGCTACTACTAAATCAGGAAAACAGTGCAAAGGTAAGGTTGTGAATGATTCTAGGTACTGTATGAGTCATAAGAAGGTAGGTGAATAATGGGATGTGATGAGTAATGGGTGGAGACAGTGATAAATCTCAACCTTGAGCGAAAGTCTTTCACAAAGAAGGACTTCAGAGATAGATGTTTTAAAGACTTTGAGTTCTTTTGCAAGAAACTGTTTCCTGATGCATTCTTCGTTGAGTTCAGTGATGCACACAGGGAAATATTCAAGCTCATTCTCAGCAATGAGATATATGCAGGCGTAATAGCACCACGTAAGTTGGGCAAAACACCAACAATCTGCTTTGCTTACCCATTACGCCAAATACTGTTCAGTTTAGAATCGTACATTGTCATAGTAAGTGCAACCATTGAGGAAGCTGAACGCCATGTGGATAAAATAACTACCGTCATTGAGCAGTCGACAGCTATACACTACTACTTCGGAGAGTTGGTTGTCAAGAAGAAGTTTGAGACACAGAAAAAGAGTGTCCAGTTTGCCAATCGCATATGGTTACGCGCAAAAGGTCTTGGTTCACAAATCAGGGGAACAGGTGGTGATTGGTCGCCACCATCACTCATCGTTGTCGATGATCCACAATCGAACAAAGACGTTAAGACAGAAACAAACTTAACAAATGCCAGCAACTGGTTTGATGATGAAGTCATATATTCGAAAGCAATGAAGTGGAGGCATAAGCTTGGACAGATCAAGGAAGGTAAGATCAGATTCTTAGGCACATCACTTCATCCACAATGTCTGGCTGAGAAACTGTACAAAGATTCAAGATTCAAGTTTTTACGATATTCGATACTTCAGGACGAAGATGGAAATCCTGACACAGTGAACGGCAAGTCAATTTGGGAAGCAATGTTCCCAACCGCTCGCTTGTACAAAGAGATGCAAGAAGCTGAACGTAATGGTAAACTTGGCAACTGGCTTCAAGAGCGAATGAACATGCCTTACAAATACGGTGAACGCATGTTTAACATTGATGATTTGCAATATTGGGATGTTGGTGGGAACAAGTTTGACATTTATCAGGGTATGCCAGTGTTTGTGCAAGAACAAGACATAGGACTAAACTAATGACAAGAACAATTGACATATTATGTGGATCGTGTGATTATCTGTGGGAAGACACCATAGTTGGTGATGATTACGGTAAGTGTCCAATTTGCAATTCAGGCAACATCAATCGCGTATTCACTCCCAACACTGTCCAATTCATAGCAACAAAGGCATCATGTGTAGATCATGTAATGAAGCACAATGCCAAGATAAAAGCCGAACAGTTTGAAGAAGATTCATCTCCTGGTAGTGCTGCGTTGAAAGAGTTGGAAGATGTTACAGAATATGGAACATCTGATGTGGCGCAGGATTGAAGTATCACCTGTTACGCACATACACTGCGATGGATTTAGCCGAATCAGACAGTGAGAAAGCAGATGATACAGCAATAGGAACAATCGGAATTACAAAGTCATCTGACTACATCATGTTGGACAAATGGTCGAGTCGTGGTAGTGATCCGGTAGAAGCGATGATTGAGATGTTTAGGCAAATGAGAGTGTTTCAGTGCCATCGTGGGTTCATTGAGAAGAACAGATCAGAATCACTGTTACGAACAGTACGGAAGGTTGCACTAACAGACTTGTATGGTAAATACGATATAATAAGGCCACTAATATCAAAACTTGTTATGATTTCACATTACACCACGTCAAAAATGGATCGGTTTGAACAGAACATATCACCGATAACACAGAGTAAGCGACTGTGGATGAAAGATAATTGGAGTGACGTTAAGTCATTTTTCACGTTATATCCGGCAGTAGAGCATGATGATATGGGAGATGTCATTGATATGATTCTGGAACATGGCACACCACCATCAGGAGACTTCATATCAAGAGTTGATACAGTAAACCCACGTGAGTATCAAGACACTGATGTCAATGCTCATTTCGCACGTAAGAAATACAATCCTTACACAGGAGCTACAAGATGAAAGTCCAGACGTTGCTTGAATGGGAAGATGAATTTCGTGATTTAAGCAAGAATTATCATCCGTATGCCTTAGTTCATAGATGGACATCACAAGTCACAGCACGTGAGTATGTTAGGCTGCTCAGAACAAGTAATCAATTGTCACGCGTAGGTTTACGGTAATGGCAGACATTAAAATAGTACAATCTCTTGAGGAAGACTGGAAAGAATGTGAAAGTATAGTCAATGATCCCAGTCGCCGTGATCGTATGCAGGAGATGAAGGAAGAGAATAAGTTCTATTTCAATGCTCAGTGGGATGGGGATGAGGAAGAAGAATTGAGTGAGACAGGGCAAGTGGACATTACTCTCAATGCCATGAGACGTGCATTCCGTACATTAATAGCCCAGATTGTAGGACCACAACCAACTGCAAAGTTCATGCCGCGTGATGCCATCCCAGGAGACGAGCAAGAGAAAGCAATGCAAGAGCAGGTTCATAGTTTGCTTACTTCCTTACAAGGGCTGTGGAATCATTGCTGGTATATAAGTGATGGTACAATACGATTACGTCGAAGTGTGCAGTCTCAGATAATAACAGGATTAGGATGGATAGGGATTGAACTTGATCCCAAACAGGACTACTTTCGTGGTGAGTTGGTGTTTAAAGACAAGTTACCATGGGAGATGGTTGTTCCATTGAATGCAAGTGAGATTGATTTCAGTGATGCTCACAAGATGTGGTATCGTACACTTGTACCACTGGCCTCAGCAGCAAGACGATTGAAAGGTGATGCTGATCTTGTTACCAAACTTAGGACTCATGCATATGTAACTGGCATGGAAGAAGATTATGATATTTACATGCTCGCACCTGATGGTCGTGAAGTTTATAACGAGAAGATCAAGAAGGAAGGTGACTACTATGATGAGAAGTCTAATATTGTCGTAGAGTGGTTTGAGATGGATGAGAAGGTCGATGTTGATGCTAAACTATTTAAGGCTCAGGATGAGAATGGATTCGTTGAAACTCTGGTATACATATCTGATGAGCAGAAGAAAGAGTTTGATCCGGAGAAGTTACTTATCGAAAAAGGCTACAAATCAGAGAATCTTGAAAGTATTGATATCACAGTTCCACGTATCAAGCGGACAAAGTATGTTGGACGAGACATTCAGATTGAAGAACCGGAAATACTTCCAATCAGCAAGTACCCGAATAAGCCAATCATTGACGAAGACACTTATAACCCACTTCCATATGGTGAAGCACATTTTGTCAAACCTGCCCAGAAATTATTAAACAAGACATTTAGTCTGGCAACACTTCATCTTCAGACATCAGGTTCAGGTGATCGTCTGGTAGGCTTCAAAGGTGCATTTGGCGACACACCAACCGCAGTCGAGAACTTCCAGAAACATTTTGCACATCCGGCATCTGCAACAGAATTGGGTGTTGAGTGGGCAGAAGGATTGGAAGTTGGCAAGATGTTCCAGCGTATGCAAGCGACTCCATTACAACCCGCAGCTGTGCAGATCATACAGCTCCTTACAGGCTGGATAGATCGTTTGACAGGTATAGACCCTATGGCGTTTGGAAACACGTCTGGTGGTGCTCCAAGGACGTTAGGAGCCACATTGTCGATCAAGGAGTGGGGAGACGAGAATGCACGTATACCGATCATGCACATGAGCAGCACACTACAGAATCTCGGTGAGACATGGTTGGAATGGGCATTGATTCATTACCGTCACACTAAGTCATTCAGTGTGCCGGATCACAATCAGAAGCTGAATCAGTATACAATTAATACAGCAGACAATCAGGGTTACATACAGAACAATTTCGAAGGCTTGCGGGCTAACATATTCGTAACATCGGGTGCAACACTTATGCTTAACCGTTTC